CTTGCTATACTATCCCAGGTTCGAGGTATAATTGACAAGTTCCAACTTATGGGTGTATCTGATGCCGAGGCAAAGGCTGCTGCAAAGCAGATTGCAATGGGCAAGAGAACAATTGCTGACTATACGGTAGAACTCCAAAAGAAGGCTTCTGTTGAGTACCCACAGTTTGCAGATAGATTCGCTAAGGACCCAACCCTAACAACTTATGATATTGCTTCCCCTATTATCAATATGGTTGCAAAGACACTAGAGGTTGACCCTTCTACAATTAAGATGGACAATTCAATTGTTCTGGCATATACACGTTATGCTGGCGCAGATGGTAAAGGTGTACCACCATCATACTATGATTTACTACTTAGGACTAAGCAATTGCCAGAGTACCAAAAGACTCAACAAGCAAATAACGAAGCCCGTGATAGCGCATCATCACTTGCTAAGTCGTTAGGATTTGGACTATAATGGCGCAAACAGCGGCACAGAAAGCAGCAGCAGCAAAGAAAAAACAAGCAGCAGCAGATAATGCAGCAATTGCAAAAGCAGCAGCGGCAAAAGGAACAGCAGCAAAAGCGGCAAAGGCTAAAGAAGATGCTTATATTGCATCACTTGAAAACCCAATTACAAGTCAAAACGACCCACGTATTGCAGAGAATGCAGGATTAAATCCTGAAATGCTTGGGGGGATGACATCTACTGGTGTTGCTCCAGTAACGCCAACGCCAGTAACGGCAACACCTACTAAATTCCCAAAGGCTGGAACAATCTTACGTTACAAGCCAGGAAGCAAAAGCGGAACTCGTATTCCAGTATATGCTGATGGTGCTGGTGGAGAGTTTGATGGAGAAGAATCAAACGACCCAACAAATCCAGGAAGCACTGGGTTCACAGATACTGGTACTATAACTCTTGCTAAGAATACATTTGCAAATACTCTTGCTTTATTAATAGGCGAAACTGAGGCAGGTCAACCTTGGGTTGACGAATTGCGTGAACTTGCACAGGGGTTTATTAATACTGGTTCAAGTGTTGAAGAAGCAATAAACCTTGCCTTGCGCGATGCTAAGGCTAAAGGAAAAGCAGGTAAGTTTGTAACTCGTTTTAGTGCAATCTTTAAGTTACAAGATAGACTTAATGCTGGAGAAACAGTACAGGTCCCATCTATTGCGGACTATATTAAGTCAGAACAAGCACTTGGAGATGTATTCCGCTCTGTTGGTCTAGGGGACTTAGCAACTCAAGATATGGCTGCAAAGATTCTTGGAGATGCGAACAAGTCTGTATCAGAAGCAACAGACATAATTAATAATGTTTTTATGGCAATTGATAATGCTCCAGGAGCACTTGGTGCCGATTTAAAAACATACCTTAACAAGGGTCTTGACAGAACTTCTATTGCCAAAGCATTACTAACTGGTAAAGAAGGCGCTCTTGAACTTACAAAGAAGGTTAAGAGCATTGAGCAGTTATCTGCTGCCAAATCACAAGGTGTAGGAATTAGCCTAGAAGAAGGTGCAGACCTTGCAGCAATGGGTGCCGATTACGGAACCTCACTTGGTAAGTTTGCCGAAGTTAAACGACTAGAACGTGGACAGTCACTTGGTCGTATGAGCAATATTGACTTTACACAACAAGAGGCAATCTCGTCACAGTTTGCTGGCAACGCTGCTGCAGATGAAAAAATTCGCAGAATCAAAGAACAAGAAGTTAATCGATTCAGTGGAGCATCTGGAAGACTAGCATCACAAAATAGAAGCCGAGACTTCTAAATAGAATCCTGAACGGACCCATCGGCCCCGTCAGAGTAATAGACCGATAGCAAGAGCCAGCCTAGTTCCCCGACTAGTCACTGAGGCTTGCGACTACAACGAATAGAAGGGTGGTTGCTATGAGCAACAACTACTGGGATGACGAAGACGACGATAACGACACAGATACAGATACACCAATGGACGGAAGCGACCTCTTAAAGAAGTTGCGTAAAGCCAAGCGTGCAGATGAGAAGCGTATCAAAGACCTCACAGAGCAACTCGAGACTTTGTCCAAAGGACAGCGTGAGAGAATCGTCAAAGAAACCCTAGAAAAGAAAGGTGTCAATCCTAAAGCAATTCGCTTAGTCCTCAAGGACTTGGATGACGTTAACGAGGAGTCAGTGAATAACTGGCTCGATGATAACGCAGACTTGTTCGGACTGCAAACGCAACAGGATGCGCCCGAAGTAAACAGCCAAAATCGTGCAGCATTACGCCAGCAAGATTTGGTTACTCAGGGTGCAATAACACCTGACAGAGCCGAAGATATGTCGATGAGACTTGACAACGCAGAATCTGCGGAAGAAATCATCAACATGATTTACGGTTCACAAAACTAATCATAGTTTCTAACTACTAAAAAAGGAAATAACCTAAATGGCTAACGCATACGTATCCAGTGCCTCCGATTCACTCGGCGGTACAATGGGTAGTGCTGGTTTAGTACAGAAGGCTTATGACCGACTTCTTGAATTCGCTCTACGTTCAGAGCCACTAATTCGTTCAGTCGCAGATAAGCGTCCTGCTAAGCAAAGCATTCCAGGTTCAACAGTTGTTCTACAACGCTACGTTGACCTAACAGCAACAACAACTGCACTCACAGAAGCAGTTGACCCAGATGCAGTAGCAATGACTACACCAACATCTGTTACTATCACTCTTAACGAGTACGGTAACTCTGTTCTTGTAACACGCGCTTTGGAACTATTCAGCCTCGCTGACGTAGACCCAGCAATCGCTAACATCATTGCATTCAACCTTGCAGATTCAATTGACGCAGTAGCAATGGCAACATTGCGTGCTGGTACAAACGTAATCTACTCAGGTTCAACAGCAACATCAACAGCAACAGTTACTGCTGCTGCAACACTATCTTCTGCTAACATCCGCAAGGCTGTTGCGAAGTTGCGTGCAGGAAAGTCAGTAGCCCGTAAGGGTTCACTATACTGGGCTGGTCTCCACCCAGAAGTTTCACACGACCTTCGTGCTGAGACAGGTTCTGCTGGATGGCTACTTCCTAACCAGTACGGTTCTTCACAGGACCGCATCTGGGCAGGCGAGATTGGTACATACGAAGGTGCATACTTCGTAGAGTCACCACGTCTATACAACGCAACAGACGGTGCATCATCTGCACGTGTCTACCGTACTATCATCGCTGGACAGCAAGCGCTTGCAGAAGCAGTTGCTGAAGAGCCACATGTAGTTATCGGACCAGTTGTCGACAAGTTGATGCGTCACCGCCCAATGGGTTGGTACGGCGTACTTGGCTTTGCTCGCTACCGCGAAGAAGCACTATACCGAATCGAATCAGGTTCATCAATCGCATAGTTGGTTGACGGTTGAGCAGGGGGAGCAATCTCCCTGCTTAGCAGTAAATCCATTAGAAGGAGAATCATGGCAAACTGGACATTCACGACACCGTACGTATTAGAAGGTCCATCTGGCGGACACAGGTTGTTTTACTTTGCAAAGTTACGCAAAGGCATTACAATTATTAAACTTGATGGAGAATACTTCCAAACTCGTTATCCAGTAGATGAGGACCTAACTGAATACGAAGAAGTATATCGTGGTGGTTACGAACATACCGTAGATGATGCAACAAAGGCAGCACTTATTGTTGCTGACATTGACGTTACAGAAGCAAACTTTACAGCACAGTAGGAGATGAAATGGGACTACATCAAATACAGACACATGCCCAATATGTAGAGGGCTGTTTCGGATGCAAGGCATCCACACTCGAACTTGGTACAGGAGATGCAACTAGAGACATTTCAGACAAGAAATGGAACTCAGAGTTACAAGCATATCGAGATGCCAAGGCTCAAGGAATTCAACCAGGAGGCACATCACGTGCTCATGTTGAAGCAGCCTACGCTGCATCAGTAACATTAGGTACAGCCTACAATTCAGAGACAATGCCTAAAGCACATCAGATTAACAAAAAAACCGCCGAAGTTATGAAAGAGATTGGACAAGTATAATGCCAAAAGTGGGAATGAAAGAATTTGCTTACACAGCAAAAGGTATGGCAATGGCTAAGGCCGAGGCTAAGAAAACTGGTAAGCCAATGAAGAAGGCAGTCAAGCGCGTAGCAAAGAAGTCATCAATGGTCCGTAAGAAGGGCATGTAATCATGGCATCATATCTAGAAAATTTAATCAAAGAAGCCAAGCAGTACGCTAACGCTAGAAATAAAACTGGCGAGAATTCTGCCAAGGGAAGTTCATACCCACCAAACGTTATGGCTGATGGCGGTAAAGGGCGCGAGTATTACAGAGCCCAAGCAAGCGCTGCTCGTAAGCAAGAAGATTCAGCCTTTGGTCAGATGTTTGGAGCATTGCTTCAGGGTCGCCGTTATGATGACAAGACAGGTAAGTTAATAAAGGCAAAAAAGAAGTAATGGCATATACTAAACCAGAGTTACGGGAAAGCATCAAGAACCGCATTATGGCTGGTTCTAAGGGTGGTAATCCTGGTCAATGGTCTGCACGCAAAGCACAGTTACTAGCACAGGCTTATGAAAAGGCTGGTGGTAATTACTCTGGTGCTAAGACAACCAAGCAGAAGTCTTTATCCAAATGGACTAAAGAAAAATGGGGAACCAAATCTGGCAAGCCTAGTACGCAAGGTACTAAGGCTACTGGAGAAAGATACCTCCCCGAAAAGGCACGTAAGTCTTTAAGTGCATCAGAGTATGCAGCAACATCAAAGGCAAAGCGTGAAGGAACAAAGCAAGGCAAGCAGTTCGTAAGGCAACCTAAAAAGATAGCAAAAAAGACAGCAAGGTATCGATAATGAAAGACTCAAGACTAACACGGGCTGGTGTAGCAGGCTTTAACAAGCCTAAGAAAACACCAAGCCACCCTACTAAGTCACACGTTGTTGTGGCTAAGGTAGGTAGCCAGGTAAAGACCATACGTTTTGGACAACAAGGCGTTTCTGGCTCACCTAAAAAAATAGGAGAGTCTGCATCATATGCAGCACGTAGGAAGTCTTTCAAAGCAAGACACGCAGGTAATATATCCAAAGGAAAAATGAGTGCCGCATATTGGGCAGACAAGGTGAAATGGTAATAAAAATGGCAAAAACAGTAGATAAGAGTTTCTACAATAAAAAAATAAAAGTATCGCAGACAACTATTAACCAGATTAAAAAAATGGGAATGAAAGAAGCGATTGCAATGGTAAAAATGTTTGCAGAGCAGGGTACTGGCATGGGCGCAGATGGAAAAGATGTCCGTACAGCGGGCCGTAGCCAACTAAACGGCGAGTACGCAGAAGGAGTTAAGCGTCTATACGGAAACAAGCGTTATACTGCAGCAACTGCTAAGGGTGCCAATGCTATTCAGAATGCAGCAAATGCTAAGAAGAAGGCTGCTGCTGCTAAAGCAAAGGCTTCAGGACGTCCTGCAGGTTACTAAGAAACAACTATCAAAGGTGGGGACAATGGCACAAGAGACAGTATCAATCGCATGGTGTGACAATGGTATGGTTGATGGCAAGTTTATGCAAGGCGTTACAGACGTTATGCTTAAATCTGGCATCAACTTTACCACCACACTAAGAAGTCAAGGCAATCAGATTGCAAGACAGCGTGAGAAGATAATTCGTTACTGGTATGAAAACAACACCTCAGAGTGGCTCCTATGGGTTGACTCAGATGTTGTTATTAGTCCAGAGAAGTTTAGGCTCTTATGGGATAACAAGGATGTCAAAGAACGTCCTATTGTAACTGGAGTTTATTTTACAACAGATACACCAGAAGAACCTTTAATGATTCCAATGCCAACTATCTTTAACTTCGCAGAAGCGCAAGATGGTGTGGTCGGTATCAAGAGAGTTCACCCAATGCCAGAGAACCAACTTATCAAAGTTGAGGCAGCGGGTATGGGATTTGTTCTTATGCACCGAGATGTAATCGACAAGATTATTGAAGCAGTTGGCAATGAGATTGCTATCTTCAATGAGATTGGAACTGGCAAGTCATTCATGGGTGAAGATATCTACTTCTTTGCACTAGTTGGCAAAGCAGATGTCCCAGTCTATTGTCACACAGGTGCCGTAGTTCCTCACATGAAACGATTCTCATTTGATGAGCATTACTACAAAGCATTTTTTGGCGGAGTTAAAGAAGAAAAGAAATCTAATTTAATCTTGCCAAAGCAAGGGTTAATTACACCTAAGAAGGGTTAAACAATGGCACTAGGTAAAGCAGGCAGTAGCCTAACAGCAGAGTTGAACAGACTTGCTGGGACGACTGGTCTTGATGAACAAGGTGCAGCAAATGCTTGGGCTGCTACAAATGGCCTAGCAACTGTTGGCGCACTTAACATCAAGGTATCAGCAGCACGCACACGTGACAAGTTCAAGGACATCGATGGTGTCTGTAATGAACTTGCTGGAACTACTGGACTAGCAGCACCTGCTGCCCTAAGGAGCATCAACGCATGACAACTACTTTAGAGAACATGATTGATGAAGTTCTTATTAACCTTGCAGGTTATACCTTTCAACAGGACCGCGCAACTCACCTTACAAGTGCAGTAACTACAACAACCTCAACAAGTGCTTCCCCACTTATCCTATCTCTTGGCTCTACTGAATCTGTAGGTAAGGGTATCATTGAGATTGAAGAAGAGTTACTATGGGTTGACTCATATGACCGCATTGCTAATACTGCAACTGTCTCTCCTTATGGACGTGGCTACCTAGGTTCTACTGCTGCTACACACGCTGCAGACAAGAAAGTTACCATTAGCCCAACCTTCCCACGCTACTCAGTTAAGCGTGCAATCAATGATACTGTTAGTTCACTTGGTGCTAGCATCTTTGCTGTCAAGTCAACATCGTTTACATTTAATGCAGCAACGTCAACATATGCATTTACTAACTTAAACATTAAGAACATTATTACAATCTCATGGGAATCAATCGGACCATCTAAAGAGTGGGTACCAATTCGTCGCTACGACTTTGATTCAACCGCAGATTCTACAGCCTTTGGTGCTAACGCACAGACTGTTACACTTGGTGAGTATCCTATCCCTGGACGTACTGTACGCGTAGTATACGCAACAGACCCAGTAGCGTTTACGACTAATGCTCAAGACTACTCAACACAAACTGGCTTGCCAGAGTCAACAAAGGATGTAGCAATCCTTGGCGCAGCCTATCGTCTATTAACATTCCTTGACCCAGCACGCTCATCTCAGGTTAGCCCACAGGCAGACGAGACAGACTCTAAGCGTCCGTTTGGTTCATCTCAAAGTGCAACCAAGCAATTGTATGCTCTATACCAGCAACGTCTCCAAGAAGAAACAAAAGCACAACAGCAGAACTACCCACCTCGAGTTCACTTCTCCCGCCGATAGGAACCAGTAATGACAACTAGAAAATATTCATCACGCTCTCAGCAGACAACGCTGACTGGCGCACTTACATCGTCTGGAACCTCAGCAACTGTTGTATCAGGCTCTGGCTTGCTTGGCGGTATCACCGTCTCTGCTGGAGAACTGTTCACAGTTGTTATCGACCCAGATACGGCTCTTGAAGAAATTGTAGATGTCAGTGCCGTCAGCACTAACACACTAACAATAGTTCGTGGAGTTGACGGTTCAACTGGTCAGGCTCACTCTGCTGGTGCAGTAGTTCGCCATATGGCGATTGGTCGCGACTACCGCGAAGCCAATACCCACATTGAGGCAACAACAGGACACGGTGCAACTGGTGCTGTAGTTGGTACAACTAACACACAGACTTTAACTAATAAGACTTTAACTAGCCCAGTACTAACTACTCCAGCCTTAGGTACTCCTGCATCTGGTGTGCTTACCAATGCTACTGGACTGCCATTAACAACAGGTGTAACTGGAACTCTTCCAGTAGCAAACGGTGGAACTGGTGTAACAACATCTACTGGTTCAGGTGCTAACGTACTTGGAACTAGCCCAACAATTGCTAGCCCAACAATTACTGGTACTGGTGCTATTGCAGGAACTTTTACAGGTAACTTAACAGGTAACGTAACTGGTTCATCTGGTTCAACTACTGGTAATGCAGCAACGGCAACAGCCCTTGCTACTGCTCGCACATTCCAACTAACTGGAGATGTAGAAGCAAGTGGAGTTACCTTTGATGGCACTGGAAATGTAAGCCTAACAACAGTTATTGGTACTGGGGCTATTGTAAACGCAGACGTTAACTCATCTGCTCAGGTTGCTTATAGCAAGTTAAACTTAACTAACTCAGTTGTTAATGCTGATATTAATGCTTCTGCTGCAATTGATAAGACAAAGATTTCAGGAACAGCAATTACTGCTGGAGATACTGGAACAGTTACATCAACTATGATTGCTGATGGAACTATTCTTAACGCAGACATTAATGCTTCAGCAGCAATTGACTGGACAAAACTTGGTATCTCATCAACTGTTTCATCAACTGAAATTGGTTATGTAGATGGTGTTACTTCTGCAATTCAAACTCAGTTAGATGCTAAGTTAGCAACTGCTACTGCAGCAAGCACATACGCTCCACTAGCAAGCCCAGCATTGACTGGTGTGCCTACTGCTCCAACAGCAGCGGCAAACACTAATACAACCCAAGTTGCTACTACTGCCTATGTACAGACAGAAATTACAGACCTTATTGCTGCAGCACCTGGTGCTCTAGATACTCTTAACGAGTTAGCATCTGCTCTTGGTAATGATGCAGCGTTCTCAACTACTGTTACTAACAGTCTAGCAACTAAGTTGCCTTTGGCTGGTGGCACTATGTCAGGTGCAATTGCAATGGGAACTAACAAGATTACAGGTCTTGGAACTCCTACAGTATCAACAGATGCAGCAACCAAGGCTTATGCCGATACAATGCTGCCTCTTGCTGGCGGCACACTATCTGGTGCTTTGGCTATGGGTACTAACAAGATTACAGGTCTAGGCGACCCGACTAATTTACAAGATGCTGTAACAATTAATTATCTTAATAGTACAGTTCTTGCACCATCTAACCTTACTGGTCCGATTACATCAGTTGGTGCAGCAACATCAATCGCATCACAGACTGGTACTGGTACTAAGTTTGTAATGGATAACACTCCAACGCTCATTACCCCAGTACTTGGCGTAGCAACTGCTACATCAATCAATGGAACAACTATTCCAGCATCTAAGACTCTTGTTGCTACTGATTCAACTACTTATGTAGTTCCTTCTCAGGCTGGCAACGCAAGTAAGTTTTTAACAACTGATGGAACAACTTCATCTTGGTCAACAGTTCCTGCTGGTGGAGCAGACGAACAACTTATAGTAATGCAAGCACTCTAACAACGAAAGGTAGTAAACAATGGCTACAGTAACAAGTAAGACTCTCTTTAGGGGAGCAGCAACAACATCAGTAGGAACAACTCTTTACACAGTTCCTTCCTCTACAACAGCAGTAGTAACAAATATTATTATTACTAATACCGCAGGTGCTGCTGGCACATTTACTCTTGGGCTTAATGGTACTAACCTTGCAACAACAGTATATGTAGCAGCCAATGATTCTACCGTATTAGATATTAAACAACCATTAACAGCAACTCAAACTATTACAGGTGGAGCAAGCGCAACAACAATTAACTTCCACATCTCTGGAGTGGAGATTGTCTAATGTCACCAGTTTCTAAATTTTCTAGTTATGGAAAATTCAAGACCATGGCTATGGGTAACATTGCACCAGCAAACCCTACAATTGGCACAGCAACAAATGTTGGCACTAGCCGTGCCTATAATGATGGAGCGGCAACAGTAACATTTACTGCCCCTGCTTCTAATGGCAGCAACTTTGCTATTACTTCTTATACGGCTACATCTAGCCCTGGCGGGTTTACCGCTACAGGTGCTTCTTCTCCGTTAACTGTTACTGGTTTACAATCATCTACTCAATATACATTTACTGTAACTGCTAATAATGCTGCTGGTTCAAGCCCTGCTTCTGCTGCATCTAATAGCATTACTGCAACTACGGTTCCTCAAGCACCTACAATTGGAACTGCTACACGCGGCAACGGTCTTGCAACAGTTACTTACACATCAGGTGCAACTGGTGGAGCAGCAATTTCAACATTTACAGCAACATCAACACCAACTTCAATTACAGGAACAGGCGCAAGCCCAATTACAGTTTCAGGTTTAACTAATGGAACTGCTTATACATTCAAAGTTAAAGCAACAAATGCTAATGGAACTTCTGCAGAATCTGCTGCTTCAAACTCAGTAACTCCTGCTAATCAAACAACAACAGTTGAGTATCTTGTTATTGCAGGAGCAGGTGGTGGTGGAGGCGGTAATTCCAACGCAAATGGAAATGGTGGCGGCGGTGGCGCAGGTGGTTATTTAACTGCGTCAGGTTTTGCAGTAACCGCAGGAGTTTCAACAACAGTCACAGTCGGCGGTGGTGGCGGTGGCGGTGGTGCAACAGCACGCGGCGGCAGCGGTGGTAACTCAGTGTTTAGCTCAATTACTTCAACAGGCGGTGGTGGTGGCTCTTCTGCTGCTGGCCCAGGTATCAACGGCGGTTCGGGCGGTGGTGGCACAAGCATTGTTGGTTCAACCACAGCAGGAACAGGTATTTCAGGACAAGGCTTCGCAGGCGGCACTGGCAATTCAATGTTCGGTTCGACTGGTAGCGGCGGCGGTTCAAGCGGTGCAGGAACAGCAAGCACAGGCGGTTCAGGCGCAGGCGGTGCTGGAACAGCATCATCAATTACAGGCTCATCAGTTACAAGAGCAGGCGGTGGTGGCGGTGGTTATAGCGGCGGCGGCGCTGGAACAGGAACAGCAGGCGGCGGCAATGGTGGAAACGCAAGTGCATCACCGCAACGCAATGGTTTTGCAGCAACAGCAAACACAGGTTCAGGTGGCGGTGGTGCTGGTGCCGATAATGGTGGAACTGGCGGTTCAGGTGGAAACGGCGCTTCAGGCTTTGTTTGCATTCGTTACTCTGATGCTTTTGACTTAGCAACATCAACAACAGGTTCGCCAACTATTACAACATCTGGTGGTTACAGAATTTACCAGTGGACAGGAAGCGGGAGCATTACAATCTAATGGCACATTTTGCAGAACTAGATGAAAACAACATTGTAACTAATATAATTGTTGTTCATAACAACGAGTTGCTTGATGAAAATGGTAATGAGTCAGAGCAAAAAGGTATTGACTTTTGCGTTAATCTTTTTGGTGGTACTTGGATTCAAACATCTTATAACGCCACGATGCGAAAGCAGTACGCAGGCATTGGATTTAGTTTTAATCCATTAGCAGATGTCTTTATCCAACCACAGCCATTTCCATCTTGGTCTTTAGACT